CCAGCAGCGCCTCGGCAGCAGCGTCCACCACAGCGCGCGCGGCGTTCTGCGCGAGGCACAGGCGCTGCGCCTCGGCAGCCTGCTCCGGGTTGGCAGCTGCCCAGCTGGCGTAGAAGCCCTTGAAGTCCTCAGGGTCGCCAGCAGCCGAGTACGCGGCGTCGAACAGCGCATCGCTGGCAGCGTGCTCGTCGGCGATGATGTTGAGCTGGGCGAGGGCGGCGAGGTAGGTGGTCTGGGTGGCGTTCATCGTGTGCTCCGTGCGGGTGGTGGGCGGTTGCCCTTGCTGCTGACCCACACGTAGTAACCGAGTGTCGGTTACGCGCAAGGACAAAAAGTAGACTTTTCTTCACCTCAAAACGAGCCGCGACCAGCACGAGGCTGGCCACGGTGCGCGGGCTGGCGTCCCCGCCTGCCCTGCCTCACCCTTCGGTAGCAGCGTGCCGCACCCCGTAGCCGCGCAGGTACTCCAGCTGGGCGCGCTCCGCACGCTCGGCATCCAGCAGCAGCCCTGCAAGGCGCAGGCGGTGCGCTGCCACGGTCGGGCGGTGCGCCCACAGCGCCTCCGCGCCGTCCTCCTCGGCGTCCACGGCTGCGTCGATGGCCAGCAGCTCGGCCTGCACCGTGCGCAGGGCGCTGCGCAGCAGGCTGGCGCTGGTGGTGGCCTGCGCCCACCCTGCCACGTGGCGAGCGATGTCCGCGCGTACCTCGGCGGCGGTGCGGGTGGTGGCGAGGGCGCGCATCACGCTACCTCGACCATGAACGTGGTGATGACGTTGATGAACGGGTTGCGTCCGGTGCCCACCAGCGTCTGCTGCGTCTTGAAGATGCGGCAGGTACGGCCCTCAGCGCGGCGCTCGTTGGCGAAGGTCTTGGCGTTGGAGAGCTTGCTGAATGCGTGCTTGGTCATTTTGTGCTCCGAAGGTTGTTTGCTGCTGACCCCTACATAGTAACCGGTCAGCAGTTACGCGCAAGGAACATTCGCCAACTTTTTTCAGTTTATTCAGCAGGCCACTCGGCCAGCGTGGCGGTGTACCACTGCGCAGGCTTGCCACGGGTGCCGCCTTCGACCAGCACCAGCTCCGCACGCAGCAGGCGCGGGCTACCCGGCGCACGCGGCGCGGGGCGCTCGTAGATGGCAGCAGCGCGCCAGCCGGGTGCCCAGCCTGCTGCGTTCACCAGTAGCTGGCACTGCCCCACGCTGGCAGGCTGGCCAGCGTGCGGTCGGATGGTGCAGGCCATCGCCAGCGCACGCAGCTCAGCCACGGTCGGGCGCTGGGTGCACTGCATCACGGTGCCACCTCGCGCAGTGTGCGGCACGCACCGTCCACCCGCTCGCGCAGGGCTACGTCCTCGCTCCAGCGCAGCCCGTGCGCGCAGGCACGCACAGCCGCCTCCACCCACGCCTGCACCGTGCAGTGGCTGACGCAGGCTCCCAGCCCGTACAGGCCAGTCTCGTCCTCCAGCTGCGCTGCCACGCTCCCCGCGATGTAGCAGTAGCCGTGCCCTCGCACGAACTCCAGCTCGTCGGTGGCGAAGCCGAGCGCGCGCAGGGCTGCGTTGACCTTGGCCACGGTGGCACGGCTGCCGAGGGTGCGCATCAGCTGGCCCACGCGAAGTAGTCGCCGCACACGCCCAAGGCGTCGGCCAAGTCCTGCGCGTCACTGTAGCGGTCGGCGTCAACGCCATACGAGCGAATCAGCGCCTTGGCAGCGCGCAGGCGCTGCGGGCTGGTGTCGTCCGACTGCACTTCGATGGTCTTGATGGCGCGGAATAGTTTGGTCTTGTCGGTTGCGGTCATTGGGTGCTCCAGTTTGGCGTTGCTGACCCCTACATAGTAACCGGTCAGCAGTTAGCCGCAAGGGCTGGAGCGAACATTTTTCTATCAACCTGCCACGGCTGCGCACAGGCAGACCGCCAGCGCCACCGCGCCGAGCACTACCACCAGCGCGAGAAGCGGCCACACGCCACGCATGGCGCGCTGGAACGCCTCACCCGGCATCGCCGCCTGCGTCCTGTGCCCTTCCTCCTGCCGCTGCGCAGGCACGCAGCATGGACAGCTGGTCTGGCGCGAGCAACCCTGCGAGGTCGTGCAGCGCCTCGGCTACGGTGGCCCACTCCAAGTCACCGTCCGTCACACTCCCATCGGGCATGACGGTGAACGTGTACCCGTCCAGCGTGCTGAAGCGGGTCACGCTGCACCCAGCATCGTGGTCAGCAGGTAGGCAGGCACCCCGAATACCAGCGCGATGAACAGCTGCACCAAGTTGAGGCGCAGCACCAGCATCAGCAGGTCGCGCGTGGGAATGTCCACTCGTGTGAGCGCCACCTGCTGCGGTGGATGTGAGGGATCGAAGTAGTGGGGTTCGTGTTTTTCGTACATCAGGGACTCCTGCGCACGTTGTAGGGGCTGCACGGGTGCCGCGCACTGCTGGGGCGCAGGTGGAGCAGGCACGCAGGCGTGATACCGTGCAGGCGCACCCCGAGGCTTCATGAACCCCCAGCTCGCTGCCCTTCTCACCCTGTGGGCGCACGTTCGCGCCGCTCATCACGTCTACTGGACGCTCCACTGGCAGGCGCGTGGCCCCACCAGCTACGGTGACCACCTGCTGTTCGAGCGGCTGTACGAAGCCCGCATCGAAGAGATTGACGGTCTGGCCGAGGTCATCGCGGGCGAGTACGGCAGCGACAAGCTCGACCCGGTGGCGTCGTGGGCTGCCGCGTCCGACATCATCGGTCAGCTGCTGGGTGGTGGCAGCCCTGTGGGCATCGCGCAGGCGGTGCTGGCTGCTGTGGAGGCGTGCAACGTCGCAGCCGCCTCTGGCCCCTACCCGGCGAGCACGCAGAACCTCGTGGCGGGCATCGGCACCAGCCACCTCACCGCGCTCTACCTGCTCCAGCAGCGGTTCGGCGGTGCACCTGCTGGCGCTGGCACGACCGCAGCGTAGCTATCCCTCGTCTACGCTGTCCGCCGCCACCTGCTCCGCAAGCTCTGCCTCCTGCTGGTGCCTGCTGCGCTTGCAGACGCCGCACGTGACCAGCTCTGGCGTGTCGGCCACCGCGCCATCGTGCACCTCGCGCCCGCAGGCGGTGCGCCACGGTGACCACGGGGATGGGCCTGTGGGGTACAGCGCGAGGTGCTGTGTGGGCTGCTTCGCTGTCATTGACCCGTGCTCCCCCAGCCGCCTGCACCGCGCGCGGTGGGCGCACGCGCTGTGCCGTCCACCCACACCGCGCGCAGCACAGGTGCCAGCACCAGCTGAGCGATGCGCTCGCCCCGGCGCAGGTACACAGGCTCGTCCCCAAGGTTCACCAGCAGCACGCCCACCTCGCCCCGGTAGTCGCTGTCGATGGTGCCGGGTGCGTTGAGCACCGTCACCCCACTGCGCAGCGCCAGCCCGCTGCGCGGGCGCACCTGCGCCTCCACATCGGGCGGCAGCTCCAGCATGATGCCTGTGGGCACCAGCCCGCGCTCTCCGGGGCCGAGCACCACCGCCTCGGCAGCGTGCAGGTCAGCGCCAGCTGCGCCCTCTGTGGCGTAGTTTGGCAACGGCAGACCAGCTGCGTTCGGCAGCTGCTGGATTCGGATGTGTGCGGTCATGTAGGTCACTGCTCCCCCTGCGAATGTAGCGCCAGCAGCGCCTCTGCGGCAGCCTGTCCCGCGCAGGCACCACGCCACTCACCCAGCACAGGGTCAACGTGCGCACGCCAGCCGCTCCACGGGTTCCCGTGTGTGTGCCAGTTACTGTCGAACACCCACAGCTCCGCGAGCAGCAGGCCAGCCGTGCGCAGGTCGCGCAGGTTCGGCGTGCAGGTGGTGGTGCTGGCCCTCACGCGCGCCATGCCGTTGTCGGTACGCAGCTCCAGCTGTGCTCGCCCGCTTCGCTCCACGTGTCCCACCACGCGCAGCAGGCTGCTGGCTCCCTCCAGCTGAACCGCCATGCCCACAGGCCACGTGAACCAGTGTGCAGCAGCCAGCCTGCGCGCTGTCTCGTCTACCGTCATGCCTGCCTCCGGTTCTGCTTGATGCCGAGCAGGTCGTAGGCGGTTCGGTCAGTGCGTGCGCTGTCCACCAGCCCGCGCAGGTCGGCCACCGACACCTCCAGCGTCAGCACGCGCGGCGCTCCGCAGCCTGCGGCGCATTCTCTGCTGCGCACCGTCCACTCCGCACCCCACCACTGCGCCAGCGGCTCCAGCGCCCGAGCAGGCCACAGTCCCGCCCCTGTCGGCCTGCTCTCCACCACACGTGTGGCACTGCCGCACGCCTCGCAGGCGTTCGCCGCGCTCACTTGGCGACCGTGGCCGAGGCCCAACAGTCGCGGCGCTCCACAATCAGCCCACGCTCGGCCAGACGGCGCAGACTCTCCCGCGCCACGGCTTCGGTGATGCCTGCGTAGGCTGCCGCCTCTGCCGTGCTGCTCCACGGCTCCGCGCGCACACACCGGAGCAGGGTGCGCTGCCGTTCGCTCAGACCGGGCACGTGCACTCCACCCGCTGCGCCAGCAGCTGCTGCACACCGTGCTGCACCGCCACCTCGGCGCTGCCCACCAGCACATCGAGGTGCTGGTGGCTGCCCTTGCGTGCGCGCTGGCGCTTGCCGAGGCGGTCGGCCACTTCGTACTGCTGCCACGTGCCGTCCGCGCCCAGCACCTCCACGCACGCGCCCAGCGGCCACGCCTTGCTCGTGGCCACAGTGGGCACGCCAGCGTCCGCAGGTGCCCCACTGGCCATCACCCCGCTGCACCCAGCACAGTCGGGCGCGTAGGCTGTCACGGTGGCAACGAACAGCAACCCCACGGGCATCACAGGTCACGCTCGGTGTAGCCGCTCAGGTCGAGCGACGAGGTGAGTGCGTAGCTACACGCGGCTCCGAACAGCGCCGCCAGCACCACCATCGCGCACGTCCGCACGTCCTCGCTGGCCACCGCTGCGCTCCACCACTGCCTCACCGTGCGCTCCATGCCTGCTCCTGCTGCGACGTTGTAGGGCGGCGCAAGTGAGCGCGCACGGGGTATGCTGCGCGCGAGGTGCAAAATGGCGACACACAGCTACAACGACCGTGTGCTGCGCGCAGCCGAGGGCATCCCGGTGAACGCGGGCGCGATGGTCACCAAGTGTGGCGACGGTGCAGCCACGGTAGTGGTGCCAACGGGCGCGTCTGTTCACCTCATCTGAGTGGACGCCAACGGTGGCAATAGCACGCTCACGTTTTCAGACGGGCAGGTGCTGACCATCAAGAACGGAAGCACGTTGTCCCTTGATTTTCACGGTTTCGCTGGTGGTGGGAACTACGCCATCGGCGGCACGAGCGGCCACTGGCTCATCAGCTACATGCTGGCCCCGTAGGCATCGCGCACCCCGCGCGCTCGCAGTAGCGTCGCAGGCGCATGTAGAGCAGCCGCACACTGGCCTGCGTGTCTGGCAGCCCGTGCTGCGCCACCAGCACGCGCCACGGCACGCCTGCGCTGCGCTGCGCGTACAGCCAGCTCGGGCGCTGCTGCACGTTGCGCTGCACCACCCGCGCCTGCGCAGCGTGGCAGCCCACCCTGCGCCACCGCTTGCCGAGGTTGTTCACGCTCATGCCCACCTCGGAAGCGAGCGCGGCTGTTGACTCCCCAGCGAGGTGGCGCGCGTAGAGCGCGCGCAGCTGGCGCACGTTCAGCGGCAGCGTGGCCACTTCACTCGTCAACCGCCGAGCCAATGCCCAGCTTGCTCACGGCAGCGCCGACATCGAGCGTGGCGAGCCTGCCCACGCTGCACAGCTCTGCCACAGGCATCACCACCACGCCCTCGCCCAGCACCTCGCGCATGGCGCACAGCAGGTGCACAGGCTTGTCGCCATCGCGGCACTCCAGCACCAGCACCTGCCCATCGGTGAACGCCCTGCCGAGTTCGGCCACCAGCTTGGTGGCGAACGCCTGCGTCACGCCAGCACCTTGGTGCGCGTGATGCGCTGCAGCTGCGCGAGCGTGCGCTGCACGACATCGGGGTTGAGCGAGCGGGTGGTGCCGTACACTGCCAGCGCCCAGCACAGCGCGTCCACCACAGCAGCAGGCTGCGCACCAGCCTGCTCGGCCTGCGCGCACAGGTGCAGCACCTGCTCGTCCAGCGTGCCGCGCTGGGGCGCAGCTGGCGCTGCACTGGCAGCCCGCTGGCGCTCTGCCATCTGCTCGCGCAGGCTGTCCGTGAGCCTGCTGACGAACAGCTGGCCCACCACCCTGCCAAGCTCGGCGCTCGGGCTGCTGTCGCCCGCCTGCGTTGCTTCGGTCTGTGCGCTGGCGACCAGCTGCATCAGCTTGTCCAGCGCCACCTGCTGCTCAGGCGTCAGCGCCTTGCCACCGCTACGCATCCCACACCTCCACAGCCGCCTCGGCAGGCAGCCCGCACAGCTCGCGCAGCCACGCTCTACGCTCTGGGCCAACGTCCACCACCACCCAGCCGTGTCCCACCACCTCGGCCACCACCAGCGGCATCCCGCGCAGCACGTGCCACCGGGTGCGCTGCTCCAGCCACACCCGACCATCTGCCTCCCACTGCGGGTTCGGCGCGAGCGGCAGCCAGCAGCTGCCGTCCACGCGCACGGTCATGCCGCCCAGCTCAGGCGGAAGGCGCAGCCAGTTCGGCGACAAGCTGGGGTCTACGACCACCAGCGCCACCTCGTCCAGCTCGTCGCTGTCCTTGCCCTCGTTGGTGTTGCTGACCTGCTGGCCTGCTGCTCGCTGCGTCCATACGGTGTCGTTCACGCTGCCTCCTGTGGTGCGCAGCGGTGTGCTGCTGACCCGTTGTAGGCTGCGGCGCGCACTGCCGCACGCGGTGCCCTGTCAGTCGCGCAGGTAGCTCAGCCGAGCCGCGCGCATGGCCTGCCCTGCTGCCAAGCGCAGGCAGGCTGCGTCGTCGGCCTTGCGTGGCACATCGGCCACCGCGATGCCGTACTCGGCGGCGATGGCGAGCACGGTCGCGTTCTTGGTGTAGGTGAGGATACCGCCACCGTTTCCGAACTGCGCCATCTGACGCAGGTGCGCGATGGCGGTCACCAGCGAATCGCGCTGCCACCAGTGCTTCTTCTCCGCCTTGGGCATCGCGTTGTAGGACGCTTCGATGGCGTCGGCACACGCGGCACAGGCGGTGCGCTTTTCGTGGCTGATGAGGATGCTGCTGCTGATGGTGCTGGACATAGGTTACTGCCTCCGTGGAATGCACGTAACCGTCATCAGGTTACGCGACAACCCCGAAAGACGCTAGAGCGGAAGAAAGTTCCTGCCCATCACGCACCACCTGTATGGCATCAGCAGTGCGCTCCCCACGGCTGGGCACAGCATCGTTGACCAGTATTCGGCGGCAGTGTGGCAGCCCCATCAGCAGCTGGTCGTATCTCAGCTCGCGCAGCTGCTCGCGTGTGGCTTCTCTTGCCGTCTCGTCGCGGCTTGTTGTCAGCACGATGTAGACCTTACCAGTGGCGTGCAGCCTGTTCAGCGCATTCACGTTCTGTTGGATTAGCCCGCTGGTGCCCCACGTAGGGGCGAAGGTGCGGTGCCCGTTGGTAACCAGCACACCGTCGATGTCCACGAACAGCGTAGCCCATGCACGACGGTACTCTACCCACGATTGCAACGTGTTCCAGTCCTCATACCCTTGCACCTCGTGCCAGCGTACTCCAGCGCCACCGTCAGCCAACGCCTGCATGACGCTACTGACGCGCGTGTGGTGCACGCTGACTCGCGAAAACTCGGCGGCATCCTCGAACGTATACGCACCTGCGAGGAATAGCGGCGACAGCACATCGCCCTCCACAAGCGAGCGCACGCGGTCGCCATCAGCATGAATGAAGCCCTTTCCTGCTGCGCGCACCCTGCCGTCCATCGTGCAGATGTTCGCCACAGCGACTACGTGCCCTTGCTGGGGTAGCTCGTAGCTGAAACCGCTATCGCAGTCTCTGGTGCTGAACCTACCCGTGATCTCTGCCCTGCGAAGCGCCTCGCGCACGGTCTCTACGTGACTGCCAGTGTTGCCCACCACGCACAGCTCCGGGTTGTACCCAGCGTGGCAGAACTCGGCGCGCACCTGCTCCAGCGGGAAGCTGACGATGTGCTGCTCGCGCAGCGCCACGACCAGCCTGTCCCAGCCCGTGCAGCCCCGCAGCGCCTCCGCAGCCATCATCTGCCCACTGGGGTGCACCAGCGTCCATTTCGGGCGCTGCCCTTGGAACCGGGTGCTCTCGCCAGCGCAGGTCAGAATCAGTGTATGCGGCACACTGCCTCCATGCTCGCCTCGGCAGCTTGGCCCACCAGCCACCCACGCATCGCGGTTTCGCGCACGTAGGGCACAGCGCGCAGCAGCGCCAGTGCAGTCAGCGGTGCTACCCAAGGCCACCACGGCTCTCCGCACCAGCGGTCAACCCACCAGCGGTCTGCGGCGTGTGCGGCATCGGGCAGTGCTGCACCGTTGGCTTCTGCCCAGCCCCATCGGGTGTCTTGGCGCAGCTTGGCCACGTCTACCACTGGCGAGGGCACGTCGCTGTCGAGGAAGTCAATGGCAATCAGCCCTCCGTCACTACGGAGCAGCAGGTTGCACGTGGTGAAGTCACCATGAGGCTGCCCGAACGGAACGGCAGGCATGGCACCAGCGACCGCATCAGCACACGCAGCCAGTGCGGCGCGAAACGCCACCTCGTGCGTGCCGAGCGTGTGGCCAGTGCACCCGGATTGCAACGCTGCCAGCTTCCGCAGCACTGCCTCGCGCACGCGGTGACCATCCACCAGTGTGGACGTGCACGCCTCAGCCACTGAGCCAGCTGCGTTCCACAGCCAGTCGGTTCCGAGCTGCTGGAGCGGGTGCACCCAGTCGGTGACACGCTCCATTCCGAACGAGAAGCTGCCAGAATCCCACTCGCTCCACAGCACGCGAGGAACCTGCACCTGCCTGATAGCGTGATGCCGCTGCCTCTCACAGCTGTACCACAGCCGCGCCGAGGCGATGCCGGGTGGCGCTCGCTTGATGGCCTCGCGCTCTGTCAGCTCTACGTGCGCCGAGCCGACCCCGACTGCCTTCATGTGGCTGCCCTGCGCTTGTCGAGCACTGCCTGTAACCCTCGCCAGTCCACTACATCGGCGGGCGGGCGCTTGAAGCGCAGCTCAGCGAACGGGCTGCTCGCCTTCTCCTTCGCAGCGCACAGGTGCGCGAACCGCGACGTGAGGTAGCCCACTGCCTCGGCCTCTGCCGTGGCTCGGGCTGCCTTGTTCATTTCAGCCTGCATCCCGCCCTCCAGTGTGTAGCTGGAAGCAGCGCGCACACCGTAGCCGGGCACCCTGCACACGAACCCGTCGCGCAGCCAGTAGAGCAGCGTGCGCTCATAGTCAGTCTTGCTGCGCTGGGTGACACGCAAGGATGTATCGCCACTTGCCGTGAACCCGAACAGGTGTGCAACCACAAGGTTCAGCCCGTAGCTAACGGTTTTTTGGAACATGAAAGCATTATCGTGCGGCGTCACACCCCACAGCCCACCGCGCGACAGCCCGAAGCCGAGCTTGGCGAGTTCGTACAGGTCTGGCACCTCGTGCTTCACGTTCTGCCCGGCTACCCCAGCGATTGCCACCACGTCGTCCTCCATGACGAGGACACGTGTGCCTGCCGAAAATGCGTCGTGTATAGCATTGAACTTTTCGGTTGCCGAGCGCGCGCCATCGCACACGTGCACCGTGTGGCCCGACGATGCACCGCTTGTTCGATACATTCGCTCGTCCTCTGCATCGCTCAGAAAAAGGTGCACGTCCGCGAGCGGAAAGCTGCTGGCTCGCAGCTGGCGCAGCGAGTGGGTGAGTATCGTGCTCGCACGCCTGTGTGTCGGTATCGCTACGACCGTCTGTGTCATAGTGCACCCCGCCCCTTTGCTTTCTCCAGCTCGTCCTGCGGACTACGGCAGCCGATGATGCCCTCGCGGAAGTAGCACACAAGGCTGATACGATACCAATCCTCGTCCTGCTCACCCACAGCGTTGGAGGGTGGGACGTTTCCATGCCACACCGTAGGGTCAAAGAACAGCACGTCGCCGTCCCGCAGGTGCGTGGCCACGCGGTACTCGGGCACCACCAGCTCGAAGCTGTCGAACTGTCCCTTGCTGCACACCACCATCACACCGAAGCCCTCTTTCAAGTCCCCGCCGTCGCGGTGGTAGGCTGCTGGGACGCTGTTGTTCACCGTGATGGTGGTGAACGGTGTGCCGGGAATAACCCACGACGGGTCGACCTTGGCCACGGTGCCCATCTGCGCCTTCCAGCGCAGCGGCACGGTGTCCCGGTACAGCTCGCCCACGTTGCGCAGCAGTGGCTGCAGGCTCTCCCACTCGGCTGGGTGGTTGCGCAAAAACGCCGTCTGGCGACAGAACGGGTGCCGCCCGCCCTGTGGTTCAAAGAACCCAGCGATGGCGCTGCGAACCTCCAGCTTGTTGCCTTGCTCGTCGAACGCCGCGTTCTGCTTGGCAACGGTGCCATCGGAGTTGACACGCTTGCTGACGATGCCGCCTGCGTAGTCCGTGCGGTTGTCGGACACGAAACGCCGCATCCAGTGCAGCGTGGGGCGCGCCTGCTCCAGTGCCTCGGCGGCCAGCCTCCCGCGCCGCACGAACAGCAGCGGGGCACCGCTCGGTGCGTACAGGTCGCACTCGCCAGTGACCTTGATGTCGTAGTGCTCGGGCAGTGGGTGGCGGCCCTTCCATGCCGCCACCTGCTCCTCGGGCACCCTCGTGCGCAGCACGGCACGCATCAGTCCCGCCAGTCGCCAGCAGCCACGAGCACCGCGCGCCGCACGGTGTCCGTGATGTTGTCGGTGCCGTACTGCTCGGCCAGCTTGCGCACCGCCATCTGGAACCCGTCAACCGTGCTGTCATCGAGGAACAGCTGCACCAGCCGCACGCTGCTGGTGGGCATAGGCGACGGCACGGTGTGCTCACCGGGTACGCCAACGGGCAGCGCGGGCGGCAGCTGGTTGACAGGCAGCTTGCTGGTATCGCGTGGCGGCGGCTCGGGGATGGCGGCCTGCTCCACCTCGCCCACGTAGGCGGCCACCAGCGCATCCATTTCCGCAGTGCTGAACCCCAGCGCATCCACATCGAACGCGCCCTCCAGCGAAGACAAGTCGGCAAGGTGCCGCGCCAGCACAGCCTCGTCCCAGCCAGCCAGCTCGCCCGTGCGGTTCAGCGCGATGGACAGCTTGCGCGCCTCGGTGTCGCTGACGTCCAGCAGCGCCACACGTGCCAGCTTCCACCCCAGTGTGCGCATGGCCTCGGCGCGCCCGTTGCCACCGATGACCATCATCGTGGACTTCTGCACCAGCAGCGGCTCCACCTGCCCGTGCTCGCGCAGGCTTGCGGCGATGGCGGCGAGGTTGCGCGCGTCGTGCGTGCGTGGGTTGGCAGGGTCGGGGCGCAGGTCGGCCAGCGCCACGGTGGAGAGGGTCAGTTCTTCGGTCATAGGTGTGCTCCAGTCAGCAGGTATGCCAGCAGCCCACCCACCGCTGCGCCTGTCGCAGTGGAGGCGAACACCAGCAGGTAGAAGGCGCGCGGGATGTGCAGCGCAGCCTGCGCGCGCGGAGGGGCGAGAAACAGCAGCAGCTCGCTCCGCTCGCCCCGCTGCGCGGGTAGCGCCGCAAGCGGTGTCCACCCGGCTGCCAGCAGTCCCGCCAGCGCGGGGCTGCGCACAGCGGCCTCCGGGTCGTCCATCGGCAGGGACACCACCGTGGCCTGCTCGGGAAGGCGCGCACTCACGCGGGCACCGTAGCGGGTCGCCGTGCAGCCACCAGCTGACGTCCAGCCGCCCCAGCGCGAATGACACCATGCGCGCGGAACCAGACCAGCCGTTCGTTCGGGTGCTCGCGCAGGTGCCGTTCCTCCATGCGCGCGTAGGCGCGGCTGTCGCGCTCTGGCACCTCGGACAGCGTTGCGGCCACCACCACGTCACCCGGCTCCAGCACCAGCTGGTCGTGCGTCGAACCATTCATCATGAACACCATCCTCGCGGCTACCCTGTATGTCACGCCTCTCCGACTACCACACCCGACGCCTGCGCGGCGTTGTCCAGCGCAGCATCCCACACGCGCGGCACCAGCTCCCACGCGAAGTCGGGCCGAGCTTGAATCAGCTGCTGCGCGTACAGGTGCCCGATGGCGGTGATGACGTCATGCCAGCTTGGCACCAGCCCGCTGTCAGCGCACCGCTCAACGTAGTCCTCCAGCATGGCATCCAGCTCGCAGTGCTGCGGGGCCACCACATCGAGCACGGTGGCGGGCCTGCCCTCGCCCAGCTCGCACGCTGTGACAAAATCCGCCCCCATCTCCTGCACGTGCACCATGCTCCCGCTGTGCTCGGTCACCAGCCCTGCCACAGCCTCGTCGCCCTGCTGCACCACCACCAGCCGCCCCACCAGCGAGGCAGGCCCACCGGGGCCACGCAAGCCACTGGCGCGGACGCCCACAGCGTCGGCCACCGACAGGCGCGGCGCTCCTTGCGTGTCCAGCCGCACCTGCACCACCTCGTCCAGTCGGTACACCACATCGGTGGCGGCACGCTCCAGCAGCCCGTGCACGCGCAGGCGCACCACCAGCACCGCCTGCGCAGCGGTGCAGCTCACCGTCGCCTGCTTCACCTCGGCGTGACCCCGTGCGAGGTGCGTCCCGTCCTCGGCCACCAGCTCCACCGCGCACAGGTCGAACCCTCCCGTCGTGCTGGCCTTGCCACGCGCACCGTCTGCGCCGCCTGCGTAGGCGCGCGCAGCGCCGGGCACGTACACATCCACCAGCTCGGCAGCATCGGCGTCAGGAACCTCCATCGACAGGTCGTAGTCCCAGCAGACGCTGCTGCCGTCGCGGCGCGGGCTGGCCTTGGCGAGTCGCATCATGGCGGTGGTCGGCAGGTTGCACAGGTCGAGCATGTTCACTCCTTCCCCTTCATAGGGCGACAGCGTGATTCCCGCACAGCGTCAACGCTGCCGATGCTACGCAGCCGCCTGCGCGCCAGCCAGCCGTGCAGCCAGCACCACGCGCACGCTGCTGGCGTGCCACGCACCACCGCTGCGGGACAGGTGGCCAGCCTCTGCCAGCATCGCGCCGATGCGGCGTAGGCTATGCCCCTCGCTGTGCAGCAGCTGCGCCAGCACGATGGCGTCCTGCTCGCCAGCGACCGGGTGTAGCTTGCCCTTGGCGTCGGCCTGCCATCCGTAGGGCGCGCGGCCACCCGTGTATTCGCCTTCGGCTTTCATGTGCGCCATCGCGCTGGCGGTGCGTTCGCCGATAGTCTCGCGCTCCCACTGCGCCACCGACATGAGCACATTCAGCACCAGCCTGCCGCCAGCGGTGCGGGTGTCCACCTGCTCCTGCACGGACAGCAGCGCGGGGCCATCCTTGCGCCCGAACCAGCCGTCCAGCAAGGTGCCGAGGTCGCGCACACTGCGCGTCAGGCGGTCGAGCTTGCACACCAGCAGCGCATCGGCCTTGCCACTGTCCAGCATGGCCAGTGCACGAGTCAGCCCGTCGCGCTCCAGCGTCTTGGCGCTGGCACCTGCGTCCACCACCACCTCAACGATGTCAAGCTCGTACAGGTCAGCATACATCTGCACTTTTGCGCGCTGCGCATCGAGCGACACGCCGAAGTCGGCCTGCTTCTCGGTGGACACGCGCAGGTATGCGACGGCGCGGGTGCGGGTGGATGCGGTGGTGGTGGTGCTGCTGGTGCGTGCCATGTGAACTCCTGCTGACCAAAACGTAGTAACACCTGCGCCGTTACCAGCGCAAGGGCTACACGACACTTTTCTGTTAGGTCAGCGCCAGCCAGCTGCGAGGTCGCAGGCAGCGTAGGCGGCGTCCACCTCGTCGGGCGAAGGCTCCCCGCGCGCGTAGGCGCTGCGCAGCCTGTCGTGCGCGCACTCGCGCTGCTGCTGCTCCAGCCCCTCCACCATCTCGGCGCGAGCCTGCTCGCCCACCTGCACCTGCACCACGTCGGGCTGGAGCCAGCACCACACGGTCAGCGCCATGAATGCGCTCAGCACCAGCGCCACGAGTGCCTCCTGCCAGACCAGCTGCGCGCGGCTCACTGTGCACCCTGCACGGTGCGGCAGATAGCGGAGAGGCGGTCGCTTGCTGCATCGCGCTCTGCCAGCACAGCGCGGGCGACCTGCCCGATGGCACTGTCGAGGACGGCGAGCGCGCGAAGCTCGCGGGTGGTGGCGTTGCGAAGGTCGGTGTTCATTTTAGACTCCTGCGATGTTGACGTTGCTACTGACCCCACCACAGTAACCGGACAGCAGTTACGCGCAAGGGCAGTAGCAAACATTTTTCAGACCTGCACGTGGCGTATCCGTTCAGCCGCGTTGAGCATGATGAAGGCACTCGTTCGGCGTGATACCGGCAGGCGTGGACTTTTCCAGATGACCGCCGAGCAGCCACCAGCCATCCAGCGTCAGCGCACCGCCATCGCTCGGCGTCGGTTCAGCGTTCCCATGCGCACCGCGATGGAGCATGGCATCATCGTCAAGGGGCGCACGATTCTGGACTACGGGTGCGGGCGTGGCAGCGACCTCCAGCTGCTGACTGCGCTGGGCTACAAAGCCAGCGGGTTCGACCCACACTTCCGGCCAGTTCCCTACTCGCCAGCCGATGTCGTCAACCTCGGGTACGTGCTGAACGTCATCGAGGATCGTGCCCAGCGTAGGGCAACCCTGCTGGATGCGTGGGCGCACGCTCGGCTCGCACTGGTGGTCGGCGTGTACCTTGGCAGCCAGCAGGGTGAGACAGCCCTTGACGACGGCTACGTGACCAAGGCTGGCACGTTCCAGTGGTGGCAGGCCCATGCGAGTGCGGCGACTAACCGACTACGCTGACAGCCTGTAGCCTACCCGCCACCGCTGACCTGCACCGAGCCACGTCCAGCTGCACCTGCTGGCGTTGCCTCCCAGCTGTCGGCGTACACACACGCCTCCGGGTCATAGAACTGCACCACGCGCGCGCCTTGCAGGCCGAACTCTGAGCGGCACTTGTCCACGTGCACGGCAGCTGCTGGGTTCGCCACAGCCCGACCGGGCAGCACACGCTCCACCACGATGCCCACGTGCGCATCCTGCCGGATGGCGCTCGCGCCTTTGAGGTCGCCCAGCATCACGCGGCGCTGCTGGGTCACCGACATGTTGTTCGGGTGACAGATGAGCACCAGCGTGACCTCACGTTGCACGGCGAACACCGCCATTTTCCGCACTGCGTCCTCGATGGCGCGGCGCTCGTCCTCGGCACCCGTGACAAGGAATCCGAGGTGGTCGATGATGGCCACCTTGACCCCGCGCCGCCGCACTGCGTACCCCACCGCCTCCAGCACCTGCTCCACAGCCAGCTCGCCATAGTGGTCGAGCACGTAGATGGGTTGGCTGCCCAGCTGCGCCATCGCGGCGCGGCGCTGCGCCTCGCTCGCTTGGCTGAAGTCGCCACCCATCTGCGCGCGCAGCAGCTTCTGCACGGTGCCGATGGGGCGCTGCTCAAAGCTGGTCAGCATCACGGGCACACCACGCAGCGCCTGCTCACGCGCCACCCACGTCGTCCATGAAGTTTTTCCGGCAGCGGTGTCGCCCGTCACCACCACCAGACCGGGACGCCACCCGCCCAGCGCCTCGTCCAGCTTGACGCTGCCAGTGGGCAACCCGCGCATCTCGCTCGGGCGCTGCACCAGCTGCTCAATGGCGTCAGCGTAGCTGTCCACCCGCACGAGCTTCACGTCCACCATCGGGGTGGCGCTGTCCAGCGCGGCGTGCACGGTGCGCTGCGCCACACACGCAGCGAGGCAGTCGGCTGTGTCCTTGGCTGGCAGCTTGACGCGGCTGCACCGCTCGCGCCCCAGCTTTGCAGCCAGCTTCACCGCCCCGTCCTCGCCTGCTGCATCGGTGTCGTAGGCCAGCAGGAACGAGCGGTAGGGTTCCAGAACGTCCAGCCACTCGTCCAACCACGTGCCAGCGCCTGCTGTCCCGGTCACTACGTTGGAGCGCAGCCCGTACTGCCACAGCGCCAGCACATCCAGCTCGCCCTCTGTCACCACCACTTCGCTGCTGGGGTCGCCGTCCAGCTGGTGTACCCCGAACAGGGTGCTCGCTGCGCCGGGACAGCGCAGGTAGACTTTCTTGACCTGCCCAGCCTTGCAGCGGTCACAGCCGCTGCCGCCACAGCGCAGGCAGGTGCCGGGCACGCTTCGGAAGCGCATGTTCATCGCTTCACCCTTGGCATCCAGCACGGGCAGCGCCACATACTGCTCCACCACCGTGCCGTCCCCACTGCGCAGCAGGTGCGCACCGACACGCCAGTGGCGCAGCGTTTCCTCGCTGAACCCTCGGCCCTGCATGTAGGCCAGCACCTGCGCGCCATCGTCGCCCCACAGCGCAGCTGCACACTCGTCTGGCAGGTCGGGCCTCCAGCCAAACGGGCCACCCTGCTGCGGCGTCGGGCCAGTGGGCTGCGTTGGCTGCCGTGGAGCGGGTGCAGGTGGCGGTGCGGCGCGCTGCACCCGTGGAGGGGCTGCTCGGCCTGCTCCAGCGGGTGCTGCGTCGTCGGTGCTGCACCAGCCAAGCTCGGCGCACCGCTCGCGCACCACCTGACGCTGCTCGGGTGACAGCTCGCGGAGCCTTCCACCACCCCAGCGCATGGCTGCGAGGTCGATGCTGTCCCCACTGGCATCGCAACGGAAGCACCGCCACCCGTTGCCATCAGTGCGCGCGCCCACAGGGCCACGCCTGTCGTCGCTGCCACGCTGCTCGGCGTTGCACGCGAGGCAGGGCGTCAACCCAGCACCGCGCGTCACACGCAGCCCGCAGGCGTCGGCCACAGCCATCACGGGCGCGCGCGCCTTCACATCGTCAATCCATCCCATCGGTCACCTCGGCGTTCAGTAGGTTGCCCACCAGCAGCGGGTTCAGTAGTGCGTACAGGTTGTCGCCGTCCTCGCTGCGCTCCACCACCGCGATGTCGGCACCCAGCCCACGCAGCTCGCTGATGCGGCTGGAGTATTTCAGCGCGATGTCGGCCAGCTCTCGGGTGCGCACACCCTCGTCGCCACGCTCTACGAACAGGCGCAGCATGGCAGCGCACTGTGCGCTCAGCCGCAGTGGTCGCGGGTCGGGTGTGGTGGTGGTGCCTGCTGGCCCTCGCCGCCTGTAGGCAGCCAGTGGGCCGAGGTCGGTTCCGTCGCCAGCGTCTGGCCTGCGCTGCGCCTGCCATGCCTGCACCAGCACCAGCCTGTCGGACAGCTTGCCGAGGCGCAGCAGGTTGTCGAGGCCGAGGTAGGTGCGCTGATGGTCGTTCTGGCCACGCCAGAACCGCGCAGCAGGCTCGTCTGCTTCGTAGGCATACTCCACCAGCGCCACCAGATCGTCCACACTGGCAACCGCGAGCGCACCGCGCACCATGCGTGCCACGGCATCGCCGAGGTGGCAGCCAGCTGGGCGCAGCTGGCGGCTGCGCCATGCCTCCCACACCCGTGCCACGTCGTCGGCGGGGATGCCTGCTGCCTCGCGCACCAGCCCCCACGCGCGCGGGCACAGGCGCTTCGCCTCCGCGAGCTTCGGTGCTCTCCCCAGCTGACGCTCCAGCAGCGCCACCACAGCCTCGCGTGGCGGCGCTGGACGGTCAAGGCAGCGTGGCTGCGCCAGCGCCCCACCGTGAGGCTGGTCGTCGGCGTGCCGCACCAGCCACACCCACGTTCTGCCTGCGTGCTGGTACAGCGCCAGAAGCCCCGCTGCCTCACACGCGCGCACCCAGCCCACCACCTGCATCCGTGTGCAGCCTGCGCCCAGCTGCGTGACCAGCTGTGCCGTGTCGGCCTCCGCGATGCCGTCCCGGTCTGCCCTGCTGCCCAGCAGTAGCAGCACCAGCCGCTCCACCGGGGCCAGCGCCTGCACACGCAGGTCGGCCCACCAGCCCGCGCGCACCACCGTATCTCTGTTCATCCGACTGCTCCTGCTACTACAAAAACAGGCGCAGCCACCACGCGCTCTGACGAGCTGTGGTGGCTGCACTGGTTGCGCGCGGCTGCGCTCAGAAGGGAATGTCCCCGTCCTCGGTGTCGGGCAGCCCGCCGCCATGCTGAGCGTTGCAGGCGCTGCCACCGCCCGCCGCACCCTGCTGACGGCGCTTGGACGCGCCCTCACGGCACCACTGCTCGGCCTCGTTCACGATGTCCTCCATCGCCTCGGTGACCTCGCCGCCGAACAGCGCCACCTCGGACACCTTGACGCGCGTTTTGCCGTTGTACGTTTCGGCCACCAGCGTGGCCCACACCGGGGCGCGGCTGATGACCTGCCACGTGGCGTCAGCGTTGGCGGCGTCCCAGCTCGTGCGCTGGCCCACTGCCTTCGCCAGCGCCTGCACGCGCCACGCAGCAGCCTGCGTCAGCGTGTAGGTGTCGAAGAACATGCCGCGCACATCGGTGCCGCCTTCCGGGTCGTCAACAACGACCCAGCGGACGTCGAACTTCTTGTTTCCGGCGTTGCTGGTGCCGTATTCCAGTGCGGCAGCCCAGACGAGCTTCTTTCCGGGGCGGACTTCGGGGCGGCGCTTGCCACCACCTCCGCCAGTGCTGGGTGCATTCGGGTCGATGATCATGGTTGCTCCTTGGTCTACTGTGCCGCAGGCGTGCGACGACGGCGTGCAGCCTGCTGCTGGGTGGGATCGGGTGCCTCAACGCTGGGCGCTGCGGCGGGGAGGGTGGTCGTTGCTTCGGGTGCGGCCTGCCCGTGCAGCTTGGCAATCCACGCGCTGATGTTCGGCTGCTCCACAGCGTCGAGGCCGGGCAGGTTCTTGGTCAGCAGGGTGGGCGGGCCAGCCAGCAGCACGCGGTGCGCCACCGTCACGGTGCCGTCCTCGCCCTTCTGCCGCTCGCGGTACACGTAGCCCACGACCGAGAAGTAGCCCGCGATCTCGTTGGGCAGCTTGCGCCCGTCGAACGAGGGCTGCACGTACCGCTGCCCCGTGGCCTCGTCGTTCTCGCTGGCAGCCAGCGCGATGCACACCACGTGGAAGGGCAGGTCGCGCACGGTTCGCACCAGCTTGCGCATCCGGTCGGTGAGCGTGCCCCAGTCCGCAAGGCTGAACGCCTCGCCGCCGACCTGCCCCTTGCGGCTGGCCACGATTTCATCGCGCAGCATCCGCTGGAGTTCGGTCAGGCTGTCCAGCACGATGGTCTGGCACCCGGTTTCCCGCGCCAGCGTGCCGTCCATCGCCGCCTTGAAGAACTGGCGGACGGTGTCCATGTCGTTGGCCTGCACCACTACAGCGTCAGGGTTCGCCTGCCGGATGCTCGGCAGCCCGTTGGCCTCGGTGAGCAGGTAGCAGGGCTTCGGTGCCGTGGCACCTGCCGTCGTCTTGCCTGCACCGCTGTCCCCGTAGAGCAGCGCCTTGACCTTGACATCGGACGCATCCATAGCGCCCACTTTCGTCCAGCTTAGAACGGACATTCTTCCTCCTTCTTGGGTTGTTTTGCCACCTTGGTGGCGGTGGTGTGCAGCCAGCTGACTGCTGGCTTTTTGGTGAACGATGCGCGCCCTTCGGCGCTGTCTTGCAGGCAGATGCCCGTGAATGGGCAGCTGCCACCGGGCTGGCGGCACAGCGGCACGCGCGGCCACTGCGCAGCCACCGCCTCGTCGTCGGTGACCGTGCCACCGGGTGCGCAGGCGGTGCCAACGACCGCCCGACGCCATGCCGACAGCTTCACTGCCTCGGCGTACAGCTCCACTTCGTATCGGCGCAGCTGTTCGGGCGTGTAGAAGCCCCACTCGCGGTGGTACAGGCTGCCGTCCACAGTCTCGCGCAGGTGCTGCCGAAGCTCACGCAGCGCCTCCAGCTCGGCGGGTTTGTAGAGCGCGGCGTCCTCTGTTGCCAGCACTGTGTCCATCGTCCAGCTGGGCACGCGCTGCCGCTTGTCGGTGGACAGCTTGCCACTGGCCAGCCGCTTCGGCTCGCGCTGGTGGCTGCTGCTGCCAACGTCCCACACGTAGCCCTCAACGGTGCGCCCTTCGCCCCACTGCCCCGTCGCAGCAAGCCACCACAGCGCGCGAATGTAGCCGGGGGGCTGCGTGTCGAGGCCGAGGTTTTCACCGTAGGTCTGCGGGCTGGCGCTGGTCTTGGTTTCCCACAGCCACAGGTTTCCGCTTGACCTGCTCTCTACCACTGCGTCGAGCCGAGCCACCTGCCACCACGGCAGCACCACCTCCTGCACCTCGGTGCGCAGGTCGCTGGCGTTGGCCAGCCTCCAGCCCGTGTGCGTGGCCACGACGGGCACGCGGCTGCGATAGGTTTCACCCGTGCGCGGGCTGGTGATGGGCGCAGCGACAGCCAGCTCCGTGGCGAGAACGCGGTACTCGCTCGCCATGCTGTCACCGTAGGTGCGCAGCCATCCCTGCATGGCGCGGCGCAGGCGGTCTACCTCGGCTTCCACGCCACCGTCCTCGGCGCTGTAGTCGTCGGGGCGCAGGCGCAGCTGGTGCGCCACCAGCTCAACGCCACCCAGCCCGCTGCCGTCGCACAGGTCGCAGCCAGTGCCGCCGCAGTGCAGGCACCGCTCCAGCCCTTCTTCGGGCAGCACGTCGTCGGGGTGCAGCCTGTACCACCCCAGCACCGCCTCCATCACGCGATGGTAGGCGCTTCCGAAGCGCATGGCGGCGCTCGGCTCGGTGGTCAATGCGCCGCCCACCTCGTACCACCAGCGGCGCGGACACCACGTGCTCCTGCGCTCGCTGTTGGTGAGAACCATCGCGCCCGCTGGCAGACCCAGCACATCGCGTTCGTAGCGAGGTGCAACCGTCGCACCTGCGCGGAACCGCTGGCGCTGTCGTTGAACTCTTTTGGACATCAGCCCTCCTGTTTAGTGGCTGCTACATAGTAGGCGGGCACCACCTAACCCGCACAGGGTAACTCCACATCGCTGCAAGGGTCGGACAGATTGTGTCCGACAACGCAGAAAGCGCCACCAGCGAGGCTGATGGCGCTTGCGTTGACCGCTGCGCAGCAGCGGTGCCAGCCTACGCTGCGCGGCGCAGCGTGACCTGCTTCCGGCCTGCGCTGACCACCTCGTACCCGACCTGCATCGCGGCAGCGTGAAGGACGAAGCCCTCCTGCCAGCCCTGCGACCAGCGCACCCAGCGCACGCCGAGGCCAGCGGCGAGGGCGATTTCCTCGTTCATGTAGACCTCCTCTGCACCGTTGCACAGCGCGGCAAGGGATGCGACCTTGCCCTTGCTCGGGTTCACGGTCTTGTGCTCGCGCTTCGCACGGGGAGTGGTCGCAGCGGCGACCTGCTCGTTCACCAGCGCCATCAGCTCAGCGGCGGTCGCCTCAGCCGCCGCACGGGCTGCATCGGCAGCGGCGCGCTCGTCGGCCACCTGCTGGGTGGCGGCTGCCACGGTGCGCGGCGTGATGGCTGCGGTGTACCCCGCGTCACGCAGCGCCTGCACCTGCTCGGCGTAGGTGCGCACTGCGGACACGTTCCAGCCGTCGAACTTCATGGCGCTTGCGAGGCCAGCGTCGGCGGCGTTGGTGATGAGGAAGGACTTGATGGTGGCGAGGGTGGCGTTGGTGAACATTTTGGTTTCTCCTGCTGGGGTGGTGGGCGAAGCGCCCTTGTTGCTGACACCACCCTAATAACCGGCAGCAGGTTAGCCGCAAGCAGAATACCGAACCTTTTTTCAATCTTTCTTTCAGTTACAGGTTCACCCAGCGTTTTGCATCACCTCGCGCAGCACCTGCACTGCGTCCGCCCTCGGCACAGGGTGCGGTGCCATCAGCCCCAGCGCCGCACGGTATGCCTCCTGCCGCGCGCGCCACTGACCCCGGAACGGTGTTCCATCCACCACATCCACCACGATGGGCTGCCCCTTGCCCTCGGCTGTGCGCATCACGCGACCGATGCGCTGCACGGCGCGCCCTGCTGCCCTGCCTGTGCTGGCGACCACCACGAAGTCGAGCACAGGCACATCCAGCCCCTCGTCGGCCAGCTGGGTGGCCACCAGCACCTCCAGCTGCCGAGCGCGTAGCTGGCGAAGCTGCACAGCGCGCTGCCCCTTCGGCGTGCTGCTGGTGGTGGCTGCCGCGCGCACGCCACGCGCACGCAGGTGCTGCGCCAGCCGCTCGGCCTGTTCCACGCGCGGCACCAGCAGCAGCGTGGTGCGACCCGCGCTCGCCGCTACAGTGGCCACCTCCAGCAGAAGCTGATGGCGGTCTGGGCAGTCCACCAGCTGCTGCACAGCGCGCCCGATGACCAGCTGTCCGTTCGCTGTGGTGCACCGCTGGAGGTCTATTTGCGTGCCGCTGAACACTGGCACGATGATGGGCTGGAGCAGGTAGCCACCAGCCAGCAGTGACTGCGTGGTCACCTCGTACAGCTGCTCGCCCAGCACCAGCTCCAGCAGGCTGCTCCAGCCATCCCCGCGCTCTGGCGTAGCCGTGACGCCCCAGCGGTTCCGCGCAGGGATGCGCGCCATCAGCTCGCGGAAGGTGCTGGCAGGTGCGTGGTGGCACTCGTCCAGCACCACTGCACCCGCACTGCGCAGCAGCGGGTCTGCCGCTGCGCCAGCGCGCGCCAGCGTCTGCACCATCGCCACGCACAGCTCGGGCTGACCGCTGTAGAGGCCCAGCGGCGCGAAGCGCACCTGCCCACCGCCCACCACGCGCACCCGGTATCCCCAGCCGCGCAGCAGGCTCACCCACTGTGCGAGCAGGTCATGCGTGTGAACGAGCACCAGCCCCGGCTCTCCGCAGGCAGCCAGCGCGCTGCTGGCGATGACTGTTTTGCCAGCGCCGCACGGTGCGATGACGTAGCCCTGCACACCGTGCAGCATCGCCCGCACGGCGTCCTGCTGGTACGGGCGCAGCTCCACCGCCAAGTCGGTGAGCGGCACGCGGGTGACGGCTCGCGCCACCGCTGTGCTGTGCCAGCGTAGCTCCACGCCATGCTGGCGAGCTTGCGCCGCCACGCGCTTCACTGCGCCTCGCGGCACGTGCATCCACTGGCCACGCTGCTCCCACAGCGCCACCAGCGCGGGCAGGTGGCTTCCCGACATGCCAGCACGCGCCAGCGAATCGCGCTCCGGGTTCGGCAGCGTCATCATCTCGCGTACAGCCTGCACCAGCTGGGTGGGCAGCTCGGTGGTCAGGAGCGCCAGCGTGGCGTCTACGTGCGCGGTGTGGTTCATATGGGTGAATGAGAGACTGGCTGACTGACCGGACAGGAGCACAGTGTCAGCAGCGCAGGAGAACCACCAGCCAGCCAGCCTCTCAACCCATCATAGGCTCTGGGTGTGCATGACGCACACCCTCGCGCTATAACGGGGTGCCCCTCCAGCGTTAGCGCGCTGTCGGGGCGAGTCACCACGGAATCAGCATGGCGACGCCTGTCGCATACCACACTGCCAGCGCGGTGTCGAACCTTGCACTGGCACCCGACCCGCTCGCGCGGGCTTCGGCGGCGATGGAGCGCGCACTGCGTGCTGCCGCCTCCAGTGTGGGCGCTGTGGGTGTTGGTGTGCGCGCCGCCCTGCACTGCTGGGCTGTCCAGCTACGTGCAGCACAGCGCCTGCCCTGTGGGCGCTGGTACGTGGAAACCTGCCCCAGCTACCTCGCCACGGTGGACGGCTGCACCCGCTGGGCTGCTGGCCTTGCGTGGCAGCTGGCGCGGCGTGTGGTGGGCTGGTGGGAAGCGAGCACCGAGCAGGCGCGCGGTCTTGGTGCCCAGCTGCGCCGCATCCGGTGGGGTAGCCGCTACGGTCGGCACCTCGTTCTGGACGGCTGGCAGCTGGCTGCGCTGCGTGCTGCGTGCGGCGACACCACCTGCCCGGCGCAGGTAGTGCTGGACGGTTCCGAGGTGCTGGCGCGCTTCGGGCGCGGCGCACGCACTGCCAGCCTGTGCTGTCCGCTGCACCACGACACCACGCCCTCGCTGGTGCTGTGGGCAAACGGTGGCGCGCAGTGCATGGCGTGCCAGCAGGGCGACGGCACAGCCCCGCGCTGGGCGTGGGTTGCACGTGGAACGCAGCTGCACCTGCTGCCTGCGAGCCGCACCAGCACTGCATCTGCGCCACACCAGCACAATAAAAGCCCCCACAGTGCCGCACGGGTGCCCAGCACCCAGCCGAGTGGGCCTGTGGGTGGGTGCGTGGTGAGTGGTGCAGTGCACAGCGGGCACACCAGCGCACTGCTACGCGCAGCCACCACCCGCACAGGACGCACCATCACGTGGCGCACACCGGGTAGCCGTGCAGCAGGTGGCGTGCTGTGCGCACTGGAGCGCGCCGAGGCGCACAGCAGCACGCCAGCTGCCGAGCAACGTGCGCAGGACGCGGCGCTGTACGGTGCCGGGCTTCCTGCCCGTGCGGCGCTGCCTGACCGCCTGCTGTCCGTGAGCACGATGGGGCGCGCAGCAGGCAGCAGCTGGGACGCGCCGCAGGTGCCCCGCTGCCAGCAGTGGGTGCTCGTGGACGTGGACGATGTGCAGCTTCCCGCGCAGGCGCAGGCTCTTGGCCCTGCACTGGCAGCGGCGGTGCAGGCCGACGCTGAGGCCAGCGGACGCTGCGCTGTCGTGCGCACCAGCCCCACAGGCGTGCAGGTGTGGGTGGAGCTGCGGCACGCGCGCCACAGCGCAGCGGCGTGGCACCAGCTGCCAGACGTTCGGGCATGGCACGCGGCGCTCGGCGCGCGGCTGCTGGCAGTGGCACAGGTGCACGGTGCGCAGGGTGGCCACGCCGATGCCAGCGCCTGCGCTGCTGGACGGTTCGGTCGTCGCCCCGGTTGGCGGCTGGTGGACGGGGTGCCGTACCGCGCGCACCTGCTGCACGTGGTCAGCGATGCGTGAGCATCACTGGCAGGTGCCCATCCACACGGTCGAACTGCGTGCCAAGCTCATGCAGGTGCGGCAGCGACAGGCTGGCGCTGCCACGTGGTAGCTCTCGCCCTGCCTCGGTGGCGTCGTGCCACCGCTCCCACACTGGAGCAAGCTGGCTCCACGGCAGCACCCACTGCGTGCTGCTGGGCTGGTGGCGCAGCAGCACCACACCCAGCCCGCCCTGCACCTGCCACGCGGACAGGCGGCGGGCTTGGTGCGGGTGAAGCTTCGACAGCTGCCAGCGGTCAGCGATGCAGTCCTTCGCCTCGGCAGCGATGGCGCAGCCACCTGCGAGCAGGCAGTAGTCTGGTGGCCCCTCGGTGGCGTACACAGCCACGAACTGGCCACCCGACATCGCGCGTAGAATGCGCATCGGTGGCGGCGTGCGCAGCACTACCGCTCGGCCCTGCGCCTCGTATCGGGCATGGTACAGCTCCAGCAGCTGTTCCCAGCCTCGGCCACGGTTGGCGTGGCTGCCCTTCACTCGGTGCGCTGTCGGCGAAGCTGTGCGAGGTGCACGCCATCGGGGCGCACCACCACCTGCCTGCGGCACAGCTCGCACAGCAGGACGATGGCGTTCCACGGTGGCCTGCGCCCATCGGTGCCAGTTTTCCACTGGCTGCACAGCTGCGGGCGCACGCCCAGCAGGGCAGCGAGGTCTTTCGACCGGGTGCCGGGGTTGCGGCGGTGCCACTCGGTGGCCAGCTCTGCGAACACCTCGCACAGCGGCAGCTCGTTGCCAGCCTGTAGCTCGCGCATCAGCTGGGTGGTGTCGTGGGTTGCTTCGTTCGGCTCGGTCGTTGTCATGCTGCGTTTCCTTCGATGCGCGCACGTAGGCGCGCGATGCGGCGGCGCGCGGAGAACGGCGCGCACCCGCACGCCTCGCCCAGCTCGTCGCCAGTGAGTCCCTCTGCGTAGGCAGTGGCTGCGCGCCACTCGTCTGGGTGCGCAAGCTCCCGCAGCTGCGCCACCAGCAGGGCGCTGTCCGCCACGGGCTGCTGCTGCGGGTGATGGTCGTCGCCCAGCTCCACCTCGTCGTGTCGCTTGCGCTGGTTGTCCATCATGGCGCTGCGCACCGCGCGCGCCTGCCACCATATCCACGTGCTCGGCGCGCTGCTGGTGGCGTCGTAGCTGCGCCACCGCTCCACCAGCCGCACCAGCAGGCTGCTGTGCAGGTCGTCGCCGTCCAGCCCCGTGCCGTTGGCCATGCGCCACGCCGCGCACCGTACCACCTGCGCGTGCTGGAGCACCCAGCCCCACGCTGCTGCGTTTTCGTTGCTTTGATGTGCCTTGCTGTCCATTTTCGCTCCTTGGTTGTGATGCGGCGGTGCCGCTTGCTGCTGACTGTTACTGCGTAACCGCCCACCGGGTAGCGCGCAAGCTACCCGTCACGGCTGCGCCTCCATTCGTACTCTTTCCCGAGGCATGGCCCAGCGTGCGCATCCCGCCTCCATTCGTCGGTGCCGTCGTACTCGTGCGACACAGCGTTGAGCACCCACGCCTCACCGTAGCCGGGCAGCGCCAGCCAGCCGTGCGCCCAGCCGGGTGGCACCACCACCTGTGCGGCGTTTCTCTCCGGGTGCAGCAGCACCTCGTGCACGGGTGGCAGTGCACCACCCAGCAGCACAGCCTGCGCGTGCTCTCGCACGTCGTACAGCGCGAGAAGCACAGCACCACGCAGCACCGCGAAGCGGTCAGACTGCTGCGCGTGCAGGTGCCAGCCCTTCACCACGCCCTCGGCGGTGGTGCTGACATAGACCTGCTCCACTGTTCCGGGCATCGGTGCCCCGTCCTCGGTGTGCGCGCTGCTGTGCCAGCTTCCACCGTGCCAGCTGCGGCGGTGCAGCTCCACCAGCGCGCCACGCGCATCCACGTGCCACCGAAGCGGGCGCACCTGCACGGGTGCAGCGTGCCCCAGCCCGGTTCCGCCCAGCGTGCGCGCCTGTGGGTGCGGGTGGCGCTGTGGGCTGGTTGCCCACTGCGTGAAGCCAGCCTGCTGGTAGAGGTGGGCGGTCTGTTCATCTGTCATGGTGTCTCCAGTGTGGTGATGCGGGGAAGAAGCTCGATGCTGGGTGGGTAGCCGTACACGCGCACCCACAGGTCGCGCAGCGTGCCATAGACCGCGCCACTGGCCTGCCCGTCGCGCTGCTCCAGCACGTGCCACAGCGCGGCGTCCACAGCGCCCTGCGCGGTGTGGTGCAGGTAGAGGTGACGCAGGCGGGCATCCAGCCTGCACCAGCGGCCACCCCACAGGCGCAGGCGCTCCAGCTGCGCTGCTGTCAGCCCGCCCTCGCCCGCCAGCGCCATGCGCGCCTCCTCGCACAGCGCGCCTGCTGGCTCCCAGCAGACCGACAGCTCGGCAAGGCGGGCGCAGGCCAGCAGCGCCTGTGCGCGCGCCACGCTGGGGTGCGGCACACCCGCCGCGCTACGGGAGCGCATTCGCCACCGCCTTGCTGTCGTCGCTGCTGCTGGCAGCGTCGAGGTCAACCACGTGGTCGGTCAGCTGGCGCACTGCGTGGCCGAGGCTGCCACCGCCCACCGTCAGGCCGAACACGCGCAGCCCGTCCTCCTTGGCAGCGGTCAGCGCCTGCATCACGCTGGTGGGTGCCTCGGCGTGGCCATCGGTCACCAGCACGAGGTCGGCACGCTCACGGGTCACACCGTCCTCCAGCTGGAGCGCAGCGCGAAGCGCCGGGGCGAAGTCGGTGCCACCGTTCGGGCGGCTGCTCGCAACGTGCAGCGCCACCTCGGCGCAGCCGCCCATCGCAGTGGCCAGCGCCATGTCGCTGGTGCTGTGCCGCCACGCCTTGCCAGCGGCATCGAGGCGCACGACGTAGCGCACCGAACCGTTGAACCCGATCACCGTGCAGGCGCGGCGCTCGCGGGCAGCGGTGCCGAGGCAGGCCAGCGCCACAGCGGTGGCCCACAGGCTGCGCTCGCCTTCCATGCTGCTGCTCTCGTCCAGCAGCACCACGATGGGGCCGCGACCCTTCGGCACATCGCCGACCACGTGGTACTGCTGGAGGCGACGGTCAGCCAGCTTGGCAAGCTGCACGCGGCGCAGGCGCGCGTGGCGCAGCAGGCCCAGCTCGGTGGGCAGCGCGCGGGGAAGGTCGCCGCCGATGGTGGTTCCCACCAGCGTGGACGCGCCGAGGTCGTCGCGCACCTTGCGCCCGTCGCTGGCGAGGCGGCGCAGGCGACCCGCGAGCTTCATCACGCGCTTCAGCCGCGCATCGCTGCTGACGCGCTCGGCCAGCGACATCCGGGCGGTGCCGTCCTGCTCGTGCTGGGCAGGCGTCTCGCCGAGGCCGGGAGCCAGCGCGTCCATCGCGTCGGCAGCGTCGGCGGTGGCCTGCGCTGCGTCCGCGCAAGCTGCGCGCATCGCGCGGCGCATCGCACCGTCCGCGTCCGCCTTCGGGCCACGCTGCGCGCGCCCCAGCGCCTGCTGCGCGTCCTGCTGCGCCTGCTGGCGCTCCTGCTCGGCCACCTGCGGCAGCGCGCCAGCCACGCCGCGCAGCAGCTGGGCGGTGGCCAGCGCGGCGAGGTCGGGGTCGCCCGCCACCTGCGCGGCGAGCTGCTGGTACTCGGGCAGCGCAGCCAGCTGGTCGTGCGCGCGCTGCACCAGCTGCGTGTCGGGCGCGGGCTTGTCCAGCGCGACGGTGTCGGCGGCGTCGTACAGGCCAGCGAACACCTCGCGGGCGAAGCTGGTGGCCAGCGTGTCAAGGCGGCGGGCCTCGGCCTGCGTGTCGGTGCTGGTCTTGGCGTGCGCGGCGAAGGCGCGGGACACCTCGGCGCGCGCGCTGCGCAGCGTGGTACTGGAAGCCCCGCGGCTGGTGAACAGGTAGTCAGCCCAGCGGCTGACGGTGCGGGTGGCGTCGGTGTGGCGGGCGGTGGCGTAGGCTGCGGTCATTGTCTGCTCCTGCTGACGGTTACCGTGTAACCCCGTGGCAGTTAGCAGCGCAAGGGGGAAACGTGATTGCGCACAAAAAAACCGGGGCCAGCGCGAACGCCAGCCCCGTGCGCACCCGCGCCGCTGCTACCCGGCGAGGCCCACGCCCAGCCCGCTGGCTGCCATGAAACGGCGGGCCAGCCCCTTGCGAAGCTCGACCACCTGTGCGTGACAGGCCACCACATCGGCGTCGTCCATGCCGAGCGCCACCAGCTCGGCCTCTGCTGCCTTGATGCGCTGGAGCACGCGAGCACCGTCAGCGGTGGCATCGCGCACGGTGTCGTGCGCCTCGCGGGCGCTGTCCGCGATGCGCTGCGCGGCAGCCATCTTCGGCGCGGCCACTGCCAGCACCGTGGCCAGCACAGCGGCGCGCTGGTCGTGGCGCTGCCACACGCTGTCGGCCAGCACGAGCAGGTCGCGGGCGGTGGCGGTGGTGCGACCGTTCAGCGCAGCGTGCGCCTGCACCAGCCGCACCATCTGGCGCAGGCGGCGGTCGCTCACCGTGATGCCGTTGTCCTTGGCGAGCTTGTCGGCGCAGTCGCACAGCAGCTCCAGCACCTGCGGAGGCACCACCACGTCGCGCACCGCCTGCTGGAGCAGGCGCACCGCCTCCGGGGCCAGCTTGGCGGTCACAGCCTGCGCCGGGTCGGCGGCGGTCAGCAGGGCGATGCGCCCAGCGCGGGTCGGCACGTATGCCGTCCAGTAGCGCAGGGTGAAGCGGTCGTAGAGCGCGTCGAGGCTGGCGTCCTCGGGGTACTCGTTGCTCGCGCCCACGCACAGCTCCAGCGGCAGCTGGAGGCGCTGCGTGCCGTTGTCGAACTCGCGCTCGTTCAGCACGGTCAGCAGGCTGTTGAGGATGGCGCTGTTCGCCTTGAACACCTCGTCGCAGAACGCCACGGTGGCGGTGGGCAGGTAGCCCTGCACCGCGCGCTCGTAGCGCCCAGCGTCCAGCGCGGCGAGGTCGTAGGGGCCGAACAGCTCCTCGGGCGCGGTGAACGCAGTCAGCAGGCGCTGGAAGTAGCTGCCGCCGAGCGCGCCAGCGAACACCTGCGTGACCAGCGACTTGGCGGTTCCGGGAGGGCCGAGCAGCAGCACGTGCGTGCGGGCGAGCAGCGCGAGGAGCAGCCCGTCGATCTCCGCGTCACGGGCGACGAACGCGCCCTTCATCTGGGTGCGGAGGGTGGTGAGCTGCGCGCGGGCGGTGGCGAGGTCGAGGCTTTCGGTGGTCATTGTGTGCTCCTGCGGGTGGTTGCGGTGGGCGGGATGCCCTGCTGACAGAAAGCTACTAACCGCGCCCCGGTTACAGGCGCAAGGTTTTTTGTCGGTGCAGTCGCAAAAAAGATGAAGGCGCGCTGACCAGCAAGGCCAGCGCGCCATCGCAAGGGCGAACCCCGCGCGCGGGCTACGCCGCCTGCGCC